CAGCTGAGCGTATCCCTTCTTGAGCCCCTGCTTGAATGATGAAGTGAGATAGAGATGAGGCCAGATATTCGCGGGGTCCGCATTCACCGACTGGCTCAGCCCCAGCACCCCCTTATCAAACTGCTCCGCCATCCAAACCCCAAACAGCGGAACCTTGTTGGTGGAAGTCTTGAAGGCGAAAGAGCCGGGGAGAGCCGCCTCCATCACCTGGACAGTGACGGGTTTCTTCTCCAAACCAAAGCAATCCTCATCAACAATTGCCTTGAGGATGACGGCCTTGAAAGCATTCATCCGCCGGGTGATTTCTTTGATGAATGCCCGGCGGATGAGATAAGTCTGAGTGGGGTCTTGTTTTTGGAGGCTGTTCATTTCTCAGATGCGGGATTCTTGGGCTGCTTTTTCTTTCCTGCCTGGTCTGGATCATCCTCCTCTTCACCATCAGGGCTAGTCTCTGTATCGGGGGCCGTGGCGGCTCTCCCCACCCCATCTACCTGATTGGTCTCATCCTGCGCCTCTTCCAAGAGTCTCCGCGCCACCTCATCCTTGAACCCAAACACCACCGTCAGTAGGCTGAACGGACTGACCATCAGCGCCATCGGGCTGTTGCAGTACGAAACGAGAGCCGTGATGAACTTGTTGCCATAGTCAGCCTTCTCCACCTGACTCAGGGCTTCCGGGTCCGCCCACTCAATCTGGTAGGGCTTGGCGGGAGTCGGGAGAATCCCGAGTTCAACGAAACGATCCACGATGGGGCGCAGCAACTCCGTCTCAACCACGTTCCGGCTCCGGTTGAACACGATGGTCATCCAGTTGCGCCGGTCCTGAGTGCTGGCCAAGTCCCCAATCTCGCTTCCCAGCAAGATGCGCATCGGGATTCCCTTGTCAGCGCAGATGGACTGGATCAGCAACTCCACAATCTCCTTGGGACTCTTGTAGTCCATCGTCAGCGGCTTGGGTTCCACCCCTTGGAGTAGCAGATCACGCCGCAACTCATTCATGTAGTCACGGATGTCGCGCCGCAGAGTCTTCTCATCCTCCTCACCAAGCTCCGCGTTGGGGTCCACCTTGAACCCCATCCCGCCCATCCCCGTCTTGTAGTACCCTTCGGCACCGGCAGCGTACACGTATTCCAAAGACGTCAGAGCATTGATGATGGGCAGCATCTCTGGAGTCCCGAATACATCACCCTCCTCGCAGTTGTACGCCACGTGCACGACCCTGGTCCAGTGGAAGAGAACGGGGGTGCTTGACTTGGAATCCTTCCCTCCAGAAAGGTTTATCTCATACATTTTGGGCTGGCCAAAGCGCGGATCACTGGCATTCTTCTCTGTGTCTGAAATCTTGGCGTTGCTCTGCCCCACCACCCGTAGGAAGGCGAGCTTGCCGGCATTCCCCTTCTGGGCGGGGGTGGAGGAATCCCCCGGCAACCCGAGTAGGAGCAAGGCATACTCCCCCAGACAGGCCTGCTTGTCCAACTGCAGCATCCGCTTCTTGAACCGCAGTTCCTTGTTGGCGACAAGCTCCCCGACTGCCTTCTCAAAAGCCGTCTCCGCCTCATCCGTGGTCTCAAAGATGGAAGGCAGATCGGCCCAGGTGGAGTCCGGGAAAGCCTTGAGGGCACGACGGGCGATGGGGTTGCGACGGTAGGCAGTCAGAAAGTCCGCCGGGGTTGGGTTCTCAATCCAAGACACATCCCTGTACAGGTTGCGCTTCCCGCCGCCATTCATCCAGCGAGCAAGCAATCCCCTCTCTGAAAACAACCCCTCCAAGTCGTGGAGCAAACGCAGACCAGACTCGTTGTTCCTCAACCCAGAAATGGAAGATGAGGCGGGAACAGTGCGACGTGAGGGCATACTGACCATCCTTCCCGGATGAGGACGTTATACCCGTATCAGACAGGGGAGTCGTGAAAGAAGTCTGGTTGGACTACATGTACCCGCAGGCCTTCACGCATCCGCCCAAGCACGCGAGAAATATCAATGTCGCCACCAGAGATGATATGGAGCAGCCCGTCTTCTCAAGGGAGCTTCCAATCTGGTCGGTGGGTGTGGGTTCAGTGCTCATTGGAGTACTTCACCCACTTCCCTTCTCCGCTTCTCCGCGCTGGCATTCGCCAGATTCGCTGCACTGCTCGCCCTGTGGATAGCGTTGGTGCTGACCTTCGGCGGCTCCGGCTGGTCCCCCGGCGCGCGCCAGCCGATGATGCGGTAGATACCAGACGGCGCGGGAGCGTAAATGTGATCGTCAAAAAACCACCAACGGCCCACCAACTTCTGCTTGACGGCCCCTAGCCCAACCGCTTCGAGAATCATCTCCTGAACGCCAGCCGGCATCCGGTCCCAGATGAGGCATCCCCGGTTCTCCATCGCAACGTAGTCGAAGGTCATGGCGCTTTTCCGTCCGGTCTGAAGTACCCACACTCTGGGCAAATCTCAACTTGCGGACCCATGGAACACCGAGGGCTACAGCCGCACAACCACCGCCCGTCCGGGCTAGGTTCCCCGAGTCGTGGCGGGGGATTCTCATCCCGGCTCTTCACGACCCCCATCCAGTGCTTGTACAGATTGGTCTGGTCTTCCAGTGAGGTCAGTTGCCCGTCCATCAACCAAATCTCCTCAAAGCACTTCTTGCAGAATACCAGAGAACCTACCCGCACCATCTGGTGATTCACCGCGCTGCACGCCACGCAGCTGAAGTTGTCGATGGAGAGGATGCGGTACTTCCGGCCCTCCTCTGGGGACCGGGAGAGGGCGTCAAAGAGAGCCTGGAGTGGGCTGACCTCAGGCTCTTTCCCATTCAGCGGTACTGGTCTGCGTTTGCTCACACCCCCTCTTTACCTCATCCAAGACTCCGGGCACGTTTCTTGACAGTCATTCGTCTCCAAGCCGCCCACACCATAGCATCCATCCGATTCGGGGACCAGCCGCAGCCGTCCACCCAGCCCGTCATCTCCGCCTCCAAGTCAGGCAACTGTCCAACTATGTGGAACTTCCCCTGCTCCATCAGATTCGCAACCGGCTCCGCCCGGATAGCCTTACCCCTCGATGCGTGGACCTTGATGAACTTGACGTGAGGATCAATCGCCCTGACATTGCTCTCAACCAAGTCTCCGCCGTTGTTGACTTCCCCCACCACGCTATCCGCCTGAAGCTCCTCATAGTCATCGATGACCTTGGTGCCCCAAGCCAGCGGAGAGCCTTTCAACGTGGAGTCCCTCAAGGCGTAGCAATGCCCCAACCGCCAACCAACAGTCACGATACCAGTTGCGTCAGACTTCTCCCCGGTACTCACTCCGGGATCAACCCCAACGTCTACCCACTCCAACGTATCTGGGGCAGAGGCAACCCGAGTCTTTTCAATCATGTCTCCAGTCCAGAGGGCGCCAGGAACGTCATCCAACCACAACCCCTTCCAATAGCGCATCCGTGCCCGGTACGATAGCGGCTTGAGAATGTTGTCGATGTAATCCTTGTCGATGTTGTCCACGTTGTCTTCTGGATTCATCGTGTCATAGGCGTAGGAATCCGGGTTGTGGACGGGTTGAAGGTCAATCGGGTTCAGGTGGCGATAGAACAGCTTGTATGACCAATGCTGCTTGCCTGGAGGATTGCACGTGTAGTACCGCATCTTGCGCAGGGGATTCTTCTCCGCCAACCGGGTACTGGCCGTCTGGACCTCACTGAATCCCATCTCGCTGCACTCGTCAAACAACCCCGTACTGAACTCACGCCCCAGCACCTTCTCCGTGCGTTCCTTCTGATCCAAGCCGGCCAACCAAATGGTACTGCCGTTCTTGAACTCATAGAAAAAGTCGTTGGCGTTGCGGTGGTAGGGGAGTCCGGGGAAGCAGACGCTCATCACCTTGGGCAGCGTCTCGTGCCAGATGGAGAGCTTGGCGTGGTTGAAGTATTTGCGGAAGATGAGGTGGCGGGATTGGTGCTTCAAAGCCCTCACCACCATCGCATACAACAGCAAGAACGTCTTGCCAGATCGGGAGCCGCCCGAAAGGAGGATGCTAGTGAAGCCGGGGTCGCAGAGAATGTTGCTGATGACCCTCAACTGCGCCGGATTCTTCTTCCAAGCAGAGGAGTCAACCACCACCTTGCGGTAGGGTCTGCCTGCTCCTGGCGGTATGTAGCGCATCACCGCACCAACCCAAATCCCCGAGTTTCTTTTCTCAACCTATTCAATCCTGTTTCAAAATGGGTTGGGTCCACTTCGCACCCCACATACTTCAACCCCATCCTCATCGCTGCCACTCCAACCGTACCGGAGCCGGCAAACGGATCAAACACCAAATCTCCAGAACCCAACCCCAGCCTTTCCAAACACCATCTCATCAAAGCAACGGGCTTTTGAGTGGGATGAAAGGAAGTCTCTCCCGCCTCACTGCCTCTACACAACCCATTCCAAAGGCAACGGAAAATCCTCACCCCACTTCCTTCGCTGCACCAAGCCAACTCGCAATCACTCAATCGGTTGGATGATGTTCCTTCCCTCTTATCCCATACCAACCAACTCCCATCGTCTGGGAGTTTGGAAGAATAGTGGTTGCTTCCCCAAAGAATCACCTTGGAAAACACCAACCACGGAGAGGGATCAAAAGGCGCATCATCCCCCCGCATCCGTACTTTTCGATGACGGTGGTTCCAATTCCTTCCTCCCATAGTATTGGTTTCAATCCCTCCCCAACTACAACCATATGGAGGATCGGTGCAAATAATGGCCCGCAACTTCAACATCTCTCCACGAATATCACTCCAGTCTCCGTGAATCCACTCCACCCCCTCCTTTATGACAACCCTTCTCATCACGTGCGTCCCAAATGGAACATGAGGCGAGAGTGGAGTTGCTTCAACCCTACGCTCGCACCCTTGGCCAACTCGTGATCAGGGGTGTCCAGTAGATCAGCAGCCCTCCTGATGGTTTGGAGATACTCAAGCCCACACAAGGAGCCGTCGCCGGGGTGAGTGAGTATCTCCCGGAGCCACTTGGCCCTTGCTGCCCTGGTATTCTCCAGCTTCTCCAGCAGCTTCTTGTAGGCGTCTCCGGGGATGCGGGCAAACCAAAGCAGGCAATCCCGGTTGTTGCACCCCACCGCATCCTTCGCCATTGGGTGGGGCGTCATCTCCGTGTTGCACAGATAGCACTTCATCGTCCAACTCCCACACAATCAATCGGCTCGCAGGTGGCGATGATGTAGCACATCAGCCCCACTATCACCAGAAACCCCAGCCACCCAACGAGGATCAACAGTGCTTTCGACTGATCATCCCGCCGGAAGTTTTCGCAAAAGCCCAGCGGTGGGCGGCTTACCCTGGGACACCAGGTCCGATGAGCGCAACGCAAACACTCTTTCACTTGACTTTCCTCCGCATCTCTTGGGACAAAGCGGGCAACCGTTCTTGTTGGGTCTGGCGCGGTACGGGCGATGGATATCAACCCACCTTCCAGTCAGCATATCGTACTCTTTCACCGCGCACTTCCCCAATCCATCTTGCACTCTCTTTGACCACTCGTGCCGGGGCTTCCCCGGTTTCCCCGGTTGGGGAACGTCGCTCAATTGCGACCGGTCAGTGGAGAAGGTATCCCGGCATGGAGTGGCTGAAGGTGGTGGTCCCCCAGTGCAACCAAGATCAAACTTGGAGTGCCGCTGGGCGCCTTGCGGGCGCAACCCGCCTGCACTGGCCTCGTTCCCACTTCCAGACGCCGGCACGGGCGAATGTTTGGCGTTCATTCGCGCAGTCACCCCGACCACTTGGGGCCTGTGCGGTTTCCTTTTGCCGACTCCACCAGACCAAACCGCCGATTGACGATTGGCGAGGCTCCATAGCTTGAGGCACAGAGTCCTCAACTTGTGAACAATGGAGCGCGAGTGGAGCCGGAGAGTCAAACGGGCTTCTGTTCTCCCGACCGGGAGACGCTAGGCTGTCATTGGCGGAATGGTGTTGGCCAAGCAGCCCAACGCC